GCGTTGTGCTTGTGGTTGTTCTGGGCGCCTTTCGGCGTTTGAAACGGCCGCATCATCCCGTTGGGCGTGCAGCCCTCCGCCTTCAGCGGGTGGTACTTGTTCAACAGAGCCAGCCGCTTGCTCACCTTTTCCCAGCGCGACACGTCGCCCTCGGGGCGCGACAGCTCCAAATACATGCCCATGCGCAGCAGGTTCGGCGGCGCATACAGGATGCCGTCCACTTTAATCGCGTCCGCCCGAATGTTCTTGAACAGCGTCGGGTCCAGCTGCGTGATGTCCGCGATGCCCACGAAATTCACGAACACCTTGTACGTGCCGTGGTGCATGCCCGACTTGGCCTCCACCTCCGAAAACCCGTTCTCGTAAAACACGTCGGCCAAATCCTTCGCGTGATCCAACGCATTCGGCGAATAAAAATCGTAATCGGGGATCTCCGTCTTCTTGTCGTAGAACTGCGCTTGTTCCGGCAAAATGTTGTTGATCGCCGTGCCGCCGTAACACACCAGCTCGTTCTTCTTTATAAAGCGCTCCACGATTGCAATGATGTCCTTCATTTTAGGGTCGTTCGTTTTTTTGGCGCCGATCTTGGCCCCGATGGTTTCAACCGCCTCTCTGACCAGCGCCTGCTCCATTTCATCCAACGTTTGGGCATTGTCGTGGTCGTGGTTGTTCGCTCGTTTTTCTTTCATGGGTTATGCAAGTTGCGCGATTGTGCCGTTATATATGAATGACATTATTAATTGTGGATTAATAATCTCAATCCAGAATATACTATTTGCAAATAATGGGCATTGATTACAGTTCCGTTAAATTGCTTAATATACGGCAATTGACGGTTGTAAATGGGAACGCATGTTATGAAATAACCGACCCCGACCCCCCACTCAGACGACTCAGTCCATCATGTGTTTACCTTGAACGAGGCGAATACTGCAAATGCTGCAAGAGTGTTTGATGAAACCATTGCAAGAATGAACTGCGGACCGTTGCAAGGTGGAATGAAACGAACCAGGAAACCAAGGAAGCAAATGAAGCAAATGAAGCAAATGAAGCAAATGAAGCAAATGAAGCAAATGAAGCAAATGAAGCAAATGAAGCAAATGAAGCAAAAAAGGCAAAGAAATACAAAAAGAACAAGGAATACACACTAACTTGCGTGCATGAATCAATGCATATTCGGCAACTTAAATGCAGTTGTTATCAGCGACGCAACCGCAGTGGACGCCAGCAAAAAGAACGCCGCGCTAAACACGATCGTCCGGTCAAACGCAGTAAATTCGCTATTAACCCACGGATTGAACCGCACCAACAAAAACCCGGTAATAAAATACTTTAACACCGAATTCAGCGTGTCTAAATACGCCGGCGCCACAGTTGCAATGCCCAGCAGGGCTATCGCATACAGCCCGTACCAGGCATACAACACCGCATAGTAAAACCGTTTGATCCATTCGTCATGGCGGGGCATGCGGTCGCGCGTTTAAATATTCACAATATTATTTATTTGTATTGTAATAAGTGCATTCGTTTTTGTTTTTGATATCCGTGCGTTGCGGTTTGCAATGAACCTGGAACTCTCCAAATTTGACATGCGCTCCATCAGCTTTAGGCCCGACGAAAACAAGGGCCCCGTCATCGTCCTCATCGGCCGCCGTGACACCGGCAAAAGTTTCCTCGTCCAGGACCTCATGTTCCACCACCAGGACATCCCCATCGGCACCGTCATCTCCGGCACCGAAGCCGGCAACGGCTTCTTCGCAGCCCACGTCCCAAAGCTCTTCATCCACGACGCTTATAATACCGCCATCATCGAAAACATCCTCAAACGCCAAAAGGCCGTCCTCAAACAAGTGAAAAAAGAGATTGAAAGCTACAAGCGCTCCACCATTGACCCCCGCACCTTCGTCGTACTGGACGACTGTTTGTATGACAACAAATGGACCAAGGACGTTATGATGCGGTTACTTTTTATGAACGGAAGGCACTGGAAGATCATGTTAGTCATCACAATGCAATATCCTCTCGGCATTCCGCCCAATTTGCGCACGAACATTGATTACGTGTTTATCCTGCGCGAACCCTATATTGCCAATCGCAAACGCATCTGGGAGAATTACGCGGGCATGTTCCCCACGTTTGAGAGCTTTTGTCAGGTGATGGACCAGTGCACTGAGAATTTTGAGTGCTTGGTAATCAATAACAATGCGAAATCCAACAAACTGCACGAACAAATCTTCTGGTACAAGGCGCAACAGCACGGCCCGTTCAAGCTGGGCTCTAAGGAATTCTGGGAAATCTCCAAAGATTTGCACTCGGATGATGAAGAGGAGAACTATGACCCCAAAAACTCGGGTAAAAAGGGGCCCAAAATCAACGTAAAAAAGAGCAAATGGTGAAAACTTGCTTTTGCGCCAACAAAAGCAAGTTTGCAATCTTGCTCACGCACATCCGTGAGCAAAAGCGAACCCGCAACTGCGGTGTTGCAAAAATATTTGCAATCTTGCTCCTCCAATCGGCGTAGCAAGATTCGCACTTTGAAAAAAAGCGCTTCACATTTGGGTGGAGCGCTTTCCAATCTTGCTTCACATTTGGGTGAAGCAACATTTATTGAAGCGTTTGTATAAACACTGCTTCAAAAATTAACAAACACTTGTGCCTAAAACAACTTAAACAGAGTCCGCTTATGCATAGTATAAACCCATACCACCATGGAACCCGCAACACAACAACACCAACACCAACAACAACAGGAGCTGAACATCGTTGAGCTCATTGAGAAAAACCCCATCACCCGACTGTCGCATGAATACAATGGCAGACTATTGACCAAAATTCAGCAATCGTTCACTGATTTTGAGCAACAGTTATTTGTGAGTAGTTTTTATTGCTACTTGAACTATGATAAAAATTTGGATTTCGTCGTTGATTTAGACAACGTGTGGAATTGGTTAGGATTTGCATCAAAATTTGTGTCTTTGAGAACACTGGAAAAACATTTCAAAATTGATATTGATTACAAAAATCTTACTGTTTTGGATGCCCCAAAAATAAAAATAAATGGCGGCCAAAACAAGCAAACCATCATGCTCACCGTTCGTTGTTTCAAGTCGCTGTGCCTGAAGGCACAAACAAAAAAGGCATCAGAAATCCACGAGTATTACATGAAGATGGAAGAGGTTCTGCACCAGGTCGTCGAAGAAGAGACGGATGAACTCAAACAGCAACTGGAACAAAAAAACGCCGTCATCCAAGCAGTGATCCAAGAAAAAGACTCCGTCATCCAATCCACAAAGAAAGAGAAGCAGCGCGCCGTGGAGCAGGCCATCATTGGCCAGTTCCCGTTGAACACGGAGTGCATCTATTTTGGCACCATTGACAACACGAACGCCGACAACGAGAAGATGATCAAATTCGGCCACACGAACGATCTCTCCACCCGCGTGATGGATCACCGCAAAAAATACCAAAATTTCGTGCTAGTCGCCGCCTTCCGAGTGCAAAACAAAGTGGAAATAGAGAACCTGATCAAGACGTATCCGAAGATCAAGCGCCACATCCGCAGCATTGAGGTGGGCGGCAAAAACAAGACCGAAATCATTGCATACGACAGCACGAACTTCACGATTGAGCGCCTGAAGAAACACATTGCCGACATCATTCATTCGCGCACATACAGCATTGACAATTTCAACCGACTGATGCAGCGCAACGAGGTGCTGGAAGCCGAGAACCGTGAACTGCAAAAAACGGTGGCAAACCAGTCCCTGGAACTGAACGAATTGCGGGAACTCGCGGCCAAACAGAAGCAGGAGCTGGAGGTGGTTGCGGCGGGACACCAATCCGTCTATCAGAACGTGCTGCTGCCGGAGGACGAGCTGACGCAGAAGTTCAATGAATTCATCAAAGTGGCGTGCATTGTGCGCCCCGACGTGGAGGAGTCGTCGGTGAGCATGGAAGGTCGGTTCCGGCTGTGGTGTCAAACCAAGCCGACGAAGGAAACGTTCCACGCGCTGAAGAATTATCTGGACGTGCGGTTCAAGGCCAAGCGCATTCGCGGGGTGCACGGCTACCTTGGCGTGAAACTGAAAACGGTGGAATACAAAAAAATGCCAGCATCAGATATATCTATGAGCCCGAATGTGGAGACATTTTTGTTTGAACGGTGCCAATTTTCGGACTGCGGCAAGGTTTTAAATTCCGTATTACTGAAAGAGTACCAAAAGTGGAAACAGTCGGTTGGACTGGCATTGACCGAGACGGACATCAAGGATTTGAAGGCGTATTTGAATGCGTCGCCGCATGCGCTGAAAGCAACCGTGTGGACCGAACAGGGAAACAACGAGGGCTACTATGGCGTGTCATTGCGCGAGGATTATTATGCGATGACGAACGCAGTCACCAACAACCCAATATGCACGTCAACCACTGGCAAAAAGGTGGAAAAGAGGGAGGCGACCACGCACCAGCTGTTGAGTTCGTGGCCCACGATTGCAAACGCGGCCTTGTCGGAAGGCGTGTGCGCCGCAAAAATGAGCCGATAC